TCCATTTAAAAAGAACTTCTTTTATTTTAGAAGGTGGACAAAAATCAATAAAGCTATGGTATATCCGGGAGTTGGTTCTACTCCTCTCGGAGATAGACCCCAACTTATCTTCTGGTGTGATAATATTGATGGAGATGAGCTCGATGAGCCAGCACAAGTTGGGTTAATTCAGCGACGTATTGTTCAATACTGGCGCGAGCACAATAATTAAAAAAAAAAACTAAACTAGTCCCCTGGTTGACGGCTTAATCGGAGGGGGGTTCGTGGGGCCCCGTCCTTTTAAGCGGGACTTCAGTGTGTCGCGCTTTCCGGGCCTACGGCCCTACTTATGCGCGACACACTGAGGACTCGATTAAAACGACACCCCCCTCCCCCCCTCCTCACCTTCGGATCGGGCGGGAGAGGCTTAATCGAGAAGTCTTGCATAAGTAATTTTAAATATTAGTTAACGTTCCAAACTTTCAAATCATAACGGTCAGCGGACAAAGCTTGCATATTAGGATATTCGTTCATCATAACAACTACATGAGCGGGCTTGTGCAACAACACTTTGGCGCGGGATTCGTACTTGGCGCTAAAAATAATACCATCTTTCAAGGACTCAACGATTGGATATTGAAAGAATTGGACAGCAGTTCGGGGAATGTCAAAGAAGAAGACTGACTTTGACTCATCAATGGCGTAAGCGATGTCTGTGACCTTTCCTGGTCCGAGGAGTTGAGTTCTGTCAGGGGAGGAAGAGAAATAGAACTGAGAGAACCAGGTTTTTCCACTTCCACCATCGATGTCAACGATGAAGATGATCTTACGGTCATTTGCGGGTCCATCGAGGATGGTTCGGAGTTCAAGTTGATGGGGGCGAAGGTCTCCAATGATGGCAGGCGGCGATGGATACCAGAGATCGACGGATTTGAGGAGACGGGAATTGCGGGCGAAGAGGGCGGGGAATTCATTGGCGATGAGTCGCTCAGTGGGCTTGACGGGCTGGGCAATGACCCATTCACGGAACTCGGTGTAGACACAGTTCTTGCCGGGGATGGAGGGTAACGATCCGAACTCCTCAAAGTCATTGGCCTTCTTGCAATATGCGGCTGCCGCTGCGGAAGAGGCGCGGGCGACTTCAAGGTGTGGATGGCCGGGACGTCGAGGGCAAATGGCAGACTTGGCGGCATTGAGACGCTTGTTAGAACGGAAGATGACGAAGCCTTGGAGATGGGGCGTACCGGTAGCCGGTGCAGTTTCGCGGCCGTAAACAAGATACACGACGTTGAGGCCAAGATTAGCGAGATCAGCTTGCTCTTCATCCGTGTAGTTGTTGAGCGTGAACACCCAACGGAGAGATTGTGGAGAGGGAGCCATAGTAAAACAAAAATGTCGATTTTATGTTTTTATGGGATGTGGGATGAGGAAGGTAAGGGGTAATACTGTACCCTTACCTTCCTTTGACCACGGCCTTTTGGTCCGTGCGAGCCAACTCCGACGATGGCATAAAACTCTGTGCGAGCACTTCGGAACCATAAGTATGGGTAAACTACGAGTAGCATACAACATAGCCCGGCGCGGTGTGCGCACATACAAAAAATATAAACCTGTCTATGTAAAGACACGAGCATCTCTTCGGCGCGCGCGCACTATTGTCCGTGGGATTAAGAGGAAAGGATCTCTAATTACACGTAGTTTGAAAAAGAGACGGTCAGGACCGGCAAGCATGGCCGGCGTGGGTATTGAAGGAGCGGACAAACTTTCAAAAAGGACAACCCTAATCAGGGATGTCGCACCTATCCCATTCGGTACTAGGTCATTGTATGTGGTTGACTTGACATCTTTGGGTAAACAAGGTACTGGCGACGAGGGACAGCTACGTGACGGGAACGTTGTTAAGTTCTCTGGTATTGACACTATCATGTCATTCCTAAGCACACATTCAAGTCCTCTCTATTTAAATATAGCATGTGTGGTCCCAAAGGACTCAACGGCTTTAATTAATACAAGTCCAATTCTCCGTGATTACAACAACAACCTAAGAGAACGTACTGTCAACAACCCTATTGTTCCACTTGAGAGTTGGATAAATCCAATCAACGTTGACAAGATGACAGTTGTTTGGCGTAAGAAGAAGATTCTGATGCCTTCTAAGACTGACAATAACCCGTCGGTAACGGCTAATTTTGTTGATCCATTTAAAAAGAACTTCTTTTATTTTAGAAGGTGGACAAAAATCAATAAAGCTATGGTATATCCGGGAGTTGGTTCTACTCCTCTCGGAGATAGACCCCAACTTATCTTCTGGTGTGAT